TTATAAAACGGTTTAAAAGATCAAGTGTCGCGTATATTTATCAGAAACAAAAACAAATGTCAAGTCTTTTTTACAGACCCGCCAACCTCTGCGTGAAGAGCTTGTCGTATTCCCGCTCTGTCAAATTTTTCTTCTTGCTCAGGTTCGCCGTCTCACCAGGCACAGATTTCTTACCAGGATCAGTTTTGTCTTTGAGTTCTTGCAGCTTCAACTTCTGGATCTTGTCCAGAGTTTTTTGTCCGAACTTCTTAACAATCACATCGGGATCAAGCTTTTCAATCACAGACTGAAGACTTTGCCAATACTGTTGACTGTATACTGTCATGGCCTGATCCGGGGTTAAATGCTTTCCATACTTGCGAAAGGCCGCGCGCATGTTCTGGATCACGGCATCCATCGTCGCTTGAGTCTTCGGAATGTCTGGAAACTTGTCCATCGCCGAAATGATCTCGCGACGCGTCTGATTGGCTAGAGCTTCATTCTTGGCTTTCTGTGCGGCATCTCTTTCAGATTGCTCACGTTGTTCCTTCCACGTCTTTAGCTCGTCGCGTTCGCGTTTGGCGTCGCGGCTCTCACGCTCTTCGGGCGTTAATCGTTCGTCGTCCATCATCGCGCGGACTTCATCTAAAACAAATTTGCGTAAATCAAGGCCAATCGCCGGGTCCGAAAGAACCTCTCGAAGCCCTTGCGCCGTCTTTAGCTTTGCCATCATCGCTTCTGCGCCCTTCTTCGCCTGCGTTCCGTCTTTGATCGCCTGATCGGCATACAGAGCCTTTTGCAATACAGCCTTAAGCTGGTCTTTGCCAGAGAACTTGAGTTTCTGTTTCTGGCCTTTAATCTCTAAATCATCAAATTCGTAAGGATCGGCATCTTTGGTCGCGCCATCAACTAACGCTCCTGCGCCTTGTGATCCGGCAGCGACAGGCGGTGGAATCTTTGTGGGTTCAGATGTTGGTGCTGGTGCAGTTGCATTATCAGGCACGAGGCCCTCCTTGAACAGTGGGTGCCGCAGCGGGCGGCGGGATACTAACAGACGGTTGATTCTGGCCCGGCATCGCCATCTTACGTTTTGGCATCGGTCGTCCAGGTTGCGGCTTTGGTTGCGGCATCATCGGTTTACCTCCGGCCATTGGCGGTCGAACTGGACCGCCCGGCGGTAACGGTTTCTTCTGCGGCGAGGGTGGTCGTTGTCCCGGATGAGGAGCACCAGGAGGCGGCGACGCTGGAGGAGGAGCCTGCTTGAGCAGTTGCATTAAGATCGGGCGCTGCTTCATCTTTAACTGAAAGTTCTTCTCGTGCTCGGCAATATGCGTCAGGGTGTTATTGACGATCTTTGCCGCCATCGGATCATCCGACAAACGCAACCCAGGATCAGCAATCACGTTCTTGTGCTCGGTAATGTGGAGCGCGTCGTCATCCGTCAAAACGGCCTTGCACATCCCACCGCTAGACAAAACCTCGTTTTCGTCTTTGATGAACATCATCTCCCGATGCGGGCCCTGCGTCAAACTCTCTAAACTCCCCGTTTCAACAACTTCTAAATATTCGCGGTTGTCAAGACCGTTCGGGCCATTCAAAAGATCCTGCGCCATTTGCACTTTGCCGGCGTCCGTCTGCAAAAACGCAGAACCTAACGTCACCGTCACGCGCTCAATCATGTTCACGTCAGAACCATAAAACTCTTTCATGTACGACTTATTGCCTTTGCCCGTCACCATCCCCGTGCGCTTGTCGTCAGGATGATCCTTCAAATCGTTAAGAATCGCAGTTCCTACCTCACCCATGATCGTGGCATCGGACATCTGAAAGTTGTTATTAAAATGAATCGCTTGCGACGCATACAAAGCCGCCATCGTGCCAGAAGTGATCTTCTCGTCCACTTGCCCGCGATTGGTGGAATTGATCCCAGCCAAAACTTCCATTCTCTGAACAATAAACTGCCGGAACTCCATGGCCTCAGGAGGAAACTCCACTAAGTTTAGCGCCTTCGGTTCTCCCGCCTGCGGGTTGAACTTCAACAAGTTCATTGCCCCAATCAAATCAGCAACCCCTAAGTTGCACCCTTCAGGAACCAAAATATTAGACACTAAGAAATTGGTCAGGTTCGTCGCACACCCGCCATCAATAATGTCAAGAATCTGTTGCAACGGCAACAAGTCAAAAGCCGTCGAATACCCGAAGTTAATCGACTCGACAGCGCACGGCATGTTCGTATGCAGAGGAAAATCCTTGGGTTCAAGATGCCCATCTTCAAGCCAGGTGTTGCCGTCCACATACGTAATGAACCGGCCAAACGGAACCGACGTTGTTTTCTTGTGCATCGCAATAAAGAGCGGGATAATATCGGACTTCTCGCCGCGCGTAGAAGTGATCCGGGTATTATCCCAATCGGTCGAAATCTGTTTGCGAACAATGTCTTCGGCTTTGTCGGGATACTGCGCGGCTAAATCGTATTTGTTGACCATGATCCGCACAATAAACCATTGGTTGTCCTTGAACTGCGGCACGTTGATGTCACGCACAAGGTTGGTGGGATTGACTTCAATAAACTGAATGTCTCCAGTCTTGTAAATCTTCTGGTTGGCCACGTCAACGGCTTTCAAATCACCTAAGTTTTTGTTCCAGAGCCGAAGAATCGATCCTTCCCCGAAGATGTAGGAGTTCCGGTCGGTTCGAACACGGATGTCTCCAAGTCCTTTAGTCTTTGCATAGTCATTGAGAATTGCTTTCGAAAGCGTGACTTGTGCCGCCGTCGAGTAATCGTTATTGATAGGCTGCGGCTCAAACGAAAGCTTATCCTGTGTAGTGAGCCCAATAACATGGTCGACAATATTTCGGAATTCATTAACTGGAAGGTTGAGAAGTTCTCCTTCAGTTCCTCCGCGAGATACTGAGCCAAGCGTGATAAATCCTCGGTTGTATTGCTCAAAGCACAGCCTCCAAAGGGCCATCTTGCCCGTCGCTAAGATGTAGTTATAGTATTCATTCGACTTGCGAATGCACTCCTGCACGCACTCGGTCGTTTCCTTGCGCCACCAATACTCATCAAGAACATCATTCAGTTTCGTTTGCTGAGGATCCATCTGATCTTCGTCAGGATCCTCTTGCTTGGAAACGTCTAACTGCGTCGTATCAGGCTGTTCGGTTAATTCGTCCGTAGGCGGCGTTAAGTTCATTTGATTTTCTCAAGCTCCTCAAGTTGTCGTTCTAAACCCATCTTAACGCTGGTTAACCACATAATCGAATTCGCCATGTCCCCAGCTTGACGGCCCTGCACTTGCGACACTTCTAAGATCGCCATCGTCTTTTTACAGACCTCAAGCGTAGACCTGCAAGCGTTAATGTCCTTCGCGTTTTGATTCGCTATTTCTGGCGTCACAAACCCCCCATAATATTCGGCTTCGGTCCCGTCGGACGAAAACGGCCTTTATCAAACACTCGCTCTAGAACGCGGCCCTCGTCCGTGCGCGCGCGCGCGTTCCAATCCGCTGGATAGACGTGATTGGCGCTGTCGTAAATCTTGCCCGCTTCGATGTTGTAATTGACGGGAAACGGATTGGTGCTCCTGTTTAAATTCCTTACAAAGTAAATCAAGGCATCGAGCGCGTCCATGTGTCCGAGCGCCTTGGAGCGCCCGTAATCCTTCTTTTTCGTATCCTTCCAGAATGCACCGTTTAGTGTGGCGATGAGGAGCTTGCAACACGGATCGACCTCGATGCGACCATCCTTGAACAAGATCCGAACCAAGTTTAGCCATTCGGCTTTGTCCTCTTTATCGGTGGGCAAAATGTTAATCCCGTGCAAGGCTGAGAGGTCGTTAAGAAGCATGAGATTAGAATTGTCTGACCAGAAGGTAGCGCGAGCGTTTGCGCCGGTCCATCCAAGCCCTTCAAGAGCGGCTTGATGCTTTTGAGCAAAGAGGTCCGTTCGAACGTCTGCGCCTTCGAGGAAGAACTCACACTCAATAACGATCTTAGCTTTAGGGAAATCGTAATGTCCGAATAACTCAAAGGTCTTGTCAACCACGCCCAAGTCGCATCCTGAGGCTTTGTAGAGCCTGTCGTAGTAGACAGGCTTGAGGAACGGTTTGACGTGGACAGCTTCTTTGAACTCTGGGACAATGACCACCGATTCGTCGCGCACAAACTCCGCAAGAAATTCC